AGGTTACGCCCATGAACATGCTCGATAGGATCGAGGTCGAGGAGCGCTGCGACCTCAACGACGCCGGCGCCAAAATGCGGATTACTGAAGACGGCTATCTGGTGGCGTCGCCGCGCATCGCCCGCACCGGAATCCAGCTTTACAGCGGCCACGAGGTGGGCCGCGACGACCTCGAGGTGGTGCGGGTCTATCGGCCAGCCGAGCAGGTGTTCGACAAGGCGGCAATGGCATCGCTGGCCTGGCGGCCGGTCACGCTCGATCATCCTGACGACGCAGTCACCGCGAAGAACTGGAAGCAGCTTGCCGTCGGGTATGTCACCGGCAAGGTGGCCCGCGACGGTGACTATATCGAAGTGCCGCTGGCGCTCATGGATCACGATGCGATCACCGCGGTGCAGAACGGCCATGCGCAGTTGAGCGTCGGATACGGCGCGAAGCTCGTGTGGGGCGACGGTGTCACGCCGGCCGGCGAGCCTTATAACGCGACGCAGACCGACATTCGCGCCAACCATGTCGCCATCGTCAAGCTCGCCCGCGGCGGCGACAAGCTGAAAATTGGAGATCGCAAGCGCATCCCCAAGCAAAGGGGCGTTGCCCCGAGAAAGGAGACCACCATCATGAGCACAAAGACGATCGACGGCGTGCAGATCGAGCTCGAGGACAAGGACGGTCAGATTCTCGACCGTTTCCTCGGCGGCCTGCAAAGCAAGCTGGCCGACAACGAAAAGAAGCTGGGCGAGTTGAACGCGCAGCTCGCCGTACTCGGCAAGGCGCTCGAGACCAAGGACGGCGAGATCATCGGTCTCACCAAGAAACTCGCCGACGCCGAATGGACGCCGCAGAAACGCGACCAGTCCATCCGCGAAAGCATGGAAGTGTTCGACCGCGCGCGGTGCGTGCTCGGAGACAAGCTGGTCACCGACGGCAAGACCGACATTCAAATCAAGCGCGAGGTTGTGGCCGCCGAGATCGGTGACGACGACGCCAAGACGATGTCGGACGAAGCCATCAACGGCGTATTCCGCGCTGTGACGCGGGAAGTCAAGAAAGGCGGATTGCAGCGGACGATCGATGCATGGTCGCGGCCACTGCCCAACCCGAGCTTGAGTCCGTCCCAGGCGGCCTACGCAAAATATGTCGACGGCCTAACCAACGCCTACAAGGCCAAGAGTGCGTAACCCCAAACCCGTAACAGCGAAAGGAGGCAGCACATGCCTGCTGTTCAAACTACTTATTCCGCGACGCTTCAGCCTGGCCTGGAAGGTCAGATCGCCAGCATGCTTGATGATGATGATGTAGAGACTCGACTCTGCGAAACCGCGGCTGGCATCGCATTCGGGCGCGCGGTGTCGGAAGGCACCAATGCGCGCGGCGCGGTGCTCGGCGGCGCCACAAAATTCATCGGCATTACCGCCATCGACACGACGCTCATTATCAAATCCGGTCAGACCGTCGATCTGTATCAACAGCGCGATAGTATGGCGGTGTTGAACGAGGGCGATATCTGGGTGCGTCCGGTCGCGGCCGTCACGCACGGCTTGGCGGCGACCTACGATTCGACGACCGGTCAGCTCAACCCAGTCGCGGCCGGCGTGGCGATTCCGGCCTCGCGCTACATCACATCGGCCAGCGCCGGCCAGCTCGCGCTGCTGCGGCTTACCGCAACCGCTCCGGGTGCGTAACCCGGCAAGGATGGAGACCAACACATGAGTTACCAATTCGGCGATGCTGCTCAGCAGGCGCTCAGCTTCGTGGTGCAGCAGGCACAATATATCGAGCCTCAAGTGTACGAGGTGGCCTATCCCGAGATCCAATATCCCAACCTGGTGCCGATCGATTCGTCGGGCAATGAGTGGATGAAATCGGTCGCGTTCTTATCGAGCGACAAGGTCGGCCAAGCAGGCTGGTTCAATCACCTTGCGGCAGACGTCCCGTTCGCAGATGTCATGCTCAACAAATTCGAGCAGGGCATCGAAATGGCCGCGATCGGCTACTACTGGACCTTGGAGGAGACCGGCCAACAAGCAATGATTTCCGGCCCGACCATCAACAGGGTCATGGAACGCGCCAAGGCTGCGCGCCGAGCCTCCGAGGAAATGATCGATCGCATTGCGTTCTTCGGCGACACCACCAAGGGCTGGACCGGGCTCACGAACGATCCGAACGTCACGATCACCGGCGCACCAGCGGATGGTACCGGCTCGTCGGCCTTGTGGTCGACCAAGACCGCCAACCAGATGGCTCGCGACATCGGCCTGATCCTGTCGGGAGTTTATACCGTCTCGTTGACAACGGAAATCGCCGATACGCTGTTGCTGCCGCCGGATCGGTTCACGGCATTGGCACAATCGCTCGTCACCAATACGGCGGTTACTGGGCTCAACCTCGTCCAGACCGGCAATGCTTACACCGCGTTGACCGGCAATCCGCTCACGATCCGCACGGTGCGCGGACTCGAGACGGCGGGTGCCGGCGGTGTTGCCCGTGCCATCGCCTACCGGCGTGCCCCGGAAATTCTCAAGCTGCATCTGCCGATGCCGTTCAATTTCCGACCGCCGATGCAAGTCACGACGCTCCGGTTCGACGTTCCCGGCATCTTCCGTACCGGCGGCGTCGAGGTGAGAAGGCCCAAGTCAATGCAATACCTGGATGGAATTTGAGGAGAACTTCTATGACCGAGCACAAGGAAGTCGCGAAGCAGACGATCAAAGTCAAGAACACCGGTAAGGCCCCGCACGTTCTGCATGCCGCCAGCGGTGAGGCAAAGGTAATCGGCCCCGGCCAAGAGGCCGAGGTCGAGGTCGCGGAGCCACAGGCGAAGATCCTGCAGGATGCGTCAAAGCGCGGGAGCCATCTCGAGGTTTCGGGCCACGAGCCCGAGAAGGAAGAGCCGTCCGAGGTCGAGGCCGCGACACCGGAAGAGCAGAAGTCACGCCATGCATTGGCCGAGAAGGAAACCGAGCTGATGCAGGCAGGCCAGGAGGCTGGCAAGGAGGCGCGTGAGAAGATGGCCAAGAAGGATTGGCAGAAGCTCGCCGCCGAAACCGGCATCGGCATCATGGGCCGTGGTGGCGTGGATGCGCTGAACACGGTTGCCGAGGCACCGGACGCTCCGGCCAAGAAGAAGTAGCGCCTGCGTTTCGTTTGGGGTGCCAGCGCTCGCCCCGTTTTTCCATATCCCCCAGTTCTTCATAGGAGGCCAGCGTCATGGCTAACGCAGTCTACCCGCTATTCAAGCAGTCGCTTCTCACCGAAGCCGACGCCAACAAGTCACTCAACCAGACGGGCAGTAATGCGCCCTACGCTGCCTTGATCACGACCTCGTCCGGGTACGCGTATTCGGCCGCGCATCAATTTTATTCGTCACTGACGAACATCGTCGGCACGCCGCAGCCGATCACCACCCCGACGGTCGCCAATGGGACGTTCGACGGTGACGACGTCACCTTCACGGCGGTCTCGGGCACGGTGGTCGGGGCGATCGTGATCTACCGGCAGAACGCCGGAGCCAACACCACCTGGCGCCTGGTGCTGTTCGAAGATACGTCGGTGACTGGTTTGCCAGTCACACCTAATGGAGGCAACATCGTCATCACTTGGAACGCCTCGGGGATATTTACCTTGAGCGATGCCGAGGCGAAGGAAGACATCATCCGCATCGGTGAGTTGCCGGATGGCCTGCCGCTGTACCGCTACAACTACCGCCGCTCGCACACCCCTTCGGTTGGCGTGTTGGCGCACGAAGTAGCGCAGCAATATCCGGATTGCGTCGGCCGGTTTGGCGCCTATCAGGCCGTCGACTACGCGAAGGTCATGGATCACGCCATTCATGGTTAGCGATCCCCTAAAAAATCTACCGCAGAACGAAAAACTGCTGTTCGACGTCATCACCCGTGCGTCGATCGGCATGCCTTTGGATGCGGTGATGGGAGCCGCCGTCAACGTGCTGATCAATGCGATCCGGCAGAACTATCCTTTGCGGAAGGATGCCGAACAGAAATTCGACGAGCTGTTCGGGCGCGGCAAGCAGATGCTTCTGGCCAACCACTATGACGCTGTCACAGGCAGACGAAGGACGGTGATCCCGCACACGCAAGTTGTCCGCATGGCCTACCACATGGAAGATGAATTCGACCTGAAGAAGAATGGCAGATAGTCGGTGACTCAACAGATCATCAATGTGGGCTCGGCGCCGAATGATAGCACGGGCGATCCGATGCGGACCGCGTGGATAAAGGCGAATGGAAATTTCACCGAGCTTTACGGCGCGCCGGTGCGCGTCGACATCCCGCAATCGCTGACAGATACGCAGCAGACGCAGGGCCGCAGCAACGTCTACGCCGCGCCGTTCGATGCGCTCGCCTACAACGGTATGCAGATCAACGGAGGAATGGAGGTCAGCCAAGAGAAAGCTGCCAGCGGGACCACCGTTAACGGTAGTTATCCTTGCGATAACTGGAGGCTGTATTTCGTCGGCACGATGGTGGTCACTGCTGCGCAGACGTCGAATATTGTTCCGGGATTTGCTCGCTCATTGGGTGTGAGTGTTCAAACGCCAGAAGTCTCGCTCGGCGCTTCCGATGTGGCGCAGATCTATCAACCCATCGAAGGCTATCGCGTTGCCCGGCTGGCGTGGGGCACTGTAAATGCGCAGCCGATTACGCTGGGCTTCTGGACGAGCCACCACAGGCCGGGCCTTTACAGCGGTACTGTTCTCAACAGCGCCAGCAATCGTTGCTATGCCTTTACCTATACGCAGAGTGCTGCTGACGTAGGGCAGTACAATGTCGTCACCATTCCGGGCGACACAGCAGGCGTCTGGGCTACCGACAACACGGTTGGAATGAGTGTTGTTTTTGCGCTGGCGGCAGGCTCTAGCGCAACGGCATCATCGGCAAATACTTGGTTGGCAGGAAACTATTCCGCTGCGCCAGGACAGGTGAATGCGGTTGCTGCGACATCCGACTCCTTCCGCCTCACCGGCCTGGTCGTGCTGCCCGGCATCGAGGCGCCATCCGCCGCGCGCTCGCCGTTCATCATGCGGTCGTTCGATCAGGAACTTTTGCTTTGCCGTCGCTACTGGCAATGCACGAACAGTCAGGTGCCGAAAGGCGGGGGAAGTGGCTCGCTTATGGGCAACACCTATAC